AGCTTGGCCCATTCTTCGCGGAGCTTTTGGGCGGCTTTTATGGCCTTTTCGTCGGCCTCTACTTCTTTTTCTGTGGCCTTTGTCGCCCGCTGTGCAGCCAGCACTTTTGCTTCTGACGCTTCAACCGCTGCCTTTGCCGCCGCTTTCCCTTCCGCCGTCAATGACTGTTCGAGTTTAATCCGCTTGGCCATAAGGTCTTCAAGCGCCTTATCTGATGCGTTGTAACGGCTTTCATATTTCATATTCGCATCCGCCGCCGCCTCGAATCGCTTTGTTGAACTTTTCACACCCAGCGCCCGTCCAGGCCCATAAAGCAGCATTTGCGCGGAGGTCATCGTACCGCCCACCTTATCCAACAGCATGGCCAGCCGTCTTATTTCCGCCTCAATGTCAATCAAGACGATTCGGAAATTCACGCCCCACGCGGCAATCTTGTCTTTGCTGTTGCCGGACAATTCGCCGTTGAGGTCTTTCACCGCGCCTGTAATGTTTTCAATGATCTCGGCCAGCGCGGGAGTGAAAGCCAGACCCAAGGCCACTTTGAGGTTCTCAACGTGCCGTTGCATAGAAAGGGTCTGCCCCGCCGCAGTGTCCATTGTGGCCGCGTAAAGGCCAGCGTATTTTTCACCCTCAATCAACACGGCATTCATTATGGCCTGTGCCCGTTGTCCGGCGTCAATCGAGCCTTTCACAAGGTTGTTTGTTTTCTCAAAATCACGATAGGCTTTGTCCATGTTAATCATCAGGCCCATCGTTTTAAAGATTTCCGTTTCGCCTGAACGGATACCCTGAATCATGCGGGTGAATGCTTCAGATGAATTGATATTAGCGACACGGGCAACGTCCTGGGCAACACGGGCAAGGTCTGCGGCTTTCGCAAGGTCAAGCTGTGCAACAACCATCTTCATCGCGTTTTCGCGGGAAGCAATCATGGAAATTCCCATTTTCTGCATTCCCTGTGCGGCCTTTTCCATCTGTGCGCCGGTATATCCAGCCGTATTTCCGGCAACCCGCATTGTTACGCCAAGCATTTCATAGCGGGCCGCAAGCATTGTCGCGTCCTTGATATATTGTGCCATTTTCAAAACGCCGTATGCCGCCGCAAGCTGTTTGACCACCCCGGCCATTTGCGTAAAGCTCCGATTGGCCGATGCGGTAGCGGTTTCAACTTTTTTTGTCGCGCCTTCGGTTTTGGCCGCAGCTTGCTCTAATCCGGCGAGGTCTTTGGACGCCGTGACAACGCCTTTGGAATCCACCTTGATATATAAAGAGGCAATATCTCCGCTCATTTTTTATTCGACTCCGTTAAATATGCCCGGTCAATTCGTTTCAAGGTTTCAATCTCCCATGCCGTCGGTTCCGTCTTTGTCAATTCCGCCCAAGCCCTGATTTCTGAAAATGTCAGAGGTAAAGCCCCGAACTCCGCATACCCGCGCCCGCCGGAAAGCTCGCAGAACCAGCCCCAAAGATAGTGCAGGCAATCCGGCATTTCGACGGTTTCAAGTTGTTTCGGCATATTTCCTGTCTGTCTGTAAACACTTTCTAGGTTCTCCCTTAACGTCGAGCCGTCTTTCTGCCGGGCGTTGAGCGCGAACTCATGCCCGGCATACTCGACGAGCGATTCGATCAGGCATTGATAAAATTTGCGCGATCACCGACTGCCGTGTCCACCTGCTCTTTGATCCACGGGAAACGCTCATAAAGAGCCGCCGCGTTATCTTTGTTGCAAGCCAGTTCCTTGCCATCCACGGTCACGGTCTGCTTTTCGCCCTGTCGCCATGACTTCGTGACAGCGGCCAGAAGTTGAATGCCGTCCGCTTCCACGGACTCAATCGGAACGTTGGTATTGCGGAAACCGCCCTTGCTCATTTTCTCCATGCGCTTTTTCTGCTGCGCCCGACTTACTTTCTGGAACTCGTCGGAATCCTTGCCGAGAACGGTAATGAAAAGCCCCAAGTCCTCATTGGTTGCCGGGTTGTAAATCGAAACCTCAAACCCTGTGTTGCTTCCCTTGATAGTATCGAGCGCCGCTAAATCCATTACTTTTTCCATGATGTTTGCCTCCATCGGTTTAATTGTGGGCGAGGGTTACCCCGCCCGGTTAAGGGTTAAGAGAGAGTGGAATCCTGAATACTTAATGTCGTTGCAAGAGAATCAACCGTGCAAGTTACCCCGTCGTCGCCATCCGCATTGAACAGTGCGACAAACGGCATGGTCTGAACAAGACCCTTTTCGCCGTCGTCTTTGGATGCGCCGCCGACCTTCACACACGGAAGCGTGAATGCAATAAATTCAGCGTCGGGGTCGTTGCTGTCCGTGAAAACGCAGTTGATGGAAACTTCTGTTTCGTTCAGGAAGTAATCACGGAAAGTAGCGTCCTCAAAGAACACGGTCATATTGCCTTTAACCGCAACGCGCCCGTCGAAGATGTCCGGTTTAACGTTTGAACCAACAACGGGTTCCGAGCTTAAATTAGACGCCACATCGAAATCAAGGCCGGTCAGAAGTGCAACCTTCGTTCCCTGAACATATAGAGCGCCATTGACCGCAGCCAGGACTCCGCCGGTTGCCGCTGCCAGAACCGCCGTAAAATAGGGCGAATCACCAGAAGCCTTGTTGCTGTAATTCAACCCCATGAGCCCGAAATCAATGGTTGAAATCCCCGTCGCAGGAAGTTTCACGGCCATGCTATTAACTTTCAAATCATAGAACACTTCTGACAAGTCAACATCGGAGTAATTGTGCTCGACAACGAACCAATCTTCAGTGTGACCTGATGCAGGAATCCATGTTTTCTTACCGACAACCGTAGTCGTGATCGGATCGCCTTTCGCATCATTAGCCACCGCCACGCCGTCAAGCATAATTCCGGTCATTACCGTTGCCGATAAAGCCGTAATCAGAAAATTATGGTTGTTGTTCGCACCAGCCGACCCACCGGCAAACCCGGTGAACCGCACCACGTCCCCGACTTTGAACCCGTCGGCAAGCCATGAACCCAGCGCGTCATCGCGCGTAAAGGTTCCCGCAGCGCCGGAGGTAGTGGCCGCCGCTACATTGCTGTTTGCTGCATCGGATACACCTGCCGCAAAATCCTTGCGAAGAATGGCCGCCATAAGCCGCCAATATGTCCCCGGCGACAATTCACCGGAAATGCTTCCTTCGACCGACTGGACGCCATGCCGGAAGTCAGCAATCTGCCTATCAGCCCGCATTTCATTTGACTGATAGGTTTCTTTGGTTACGTTCAAAGAGCTTGTTACCCGCCGCAAATACTGAGCCGTTGCCAAATTCGCCGCCGGACAGGTTCCTTTCGTTGCTTGCGGCCCTAAGACGACCTTCTTTTCGATTCCACTTGCCATTGCGCACATAGTTTATTTCTCCTTTATTATGTTATTCCTACAAAATTACCGTTTGATTGCCTTGCTACAAGGCCATCCTCATATCGCTGCTTTGATGCTAACCCTATTTTTACCTTCGCCGCGTCACTGTGTTTTCTGCCAATCCCAGCGATGCTTAATTTTTCCCTTGTTGACTGTGAGACTGTATGCCCACGAAGTGCATCTGCTATCTTCTGCCTTTCTTCTGCCGATTTTGCTCTACCAGTTGATGCAGTCTTTATCTTTTCCTTGTGATCATCAGACAATTTGTGTCCTAACGTATGTGCATTTCCAATCAATGAAGCAACAATTTTATCTTTATGCTCAGGAGAAAGCGTTTTTCCACGTTTTGCTGCTGCCATTTTTTCGCGGGTTTCAGGAGAGAATGGTTTTCGTGGGCCTCTTTTCTTCCCCCTCATTCCTGCCGCTATTCTTTCACGTGATTCTTGACTACGCTTTTTCCCCTTATTTGATGCAATTCTCCGGGCTATGGTATCTGCACTGTGTTTCACCCCCAAACAAGAACCTCCTGCAAGCGGGGCTGCATTATAAATGCCACTATCGCGATAAAAATCCATCCAGTATTGCTCTCGTTGTGTAAGGTCATCTTTGGTGCACATCTCCAAAACTAGGCGGATAAAAACCGATTCTCCATATTTCTTAAAAGATCGCTGTAAATGTGGGCAATGATGTCTGTCGCCGCGCAAATCGCAAAAATGTTTAGAAAATCTCCTTTTTATCCCTACAGCCTGGCCGATGTATCTCATTCCTGTTACGGTATTTTGTATGGCATATATTCCGGTCATGTTAGGCTTTTTCCTTTCTGGGTTTATTCCAGTAAGGACTTTTGCATTTGGGACATACCCGAATTTTATCTGGTTGTTTGCTCGCCCATTCATGGCCGCATCTTTCGCACTTCATGATTTTAATAGTCATTTCGTTACCTCCTAAAATGAACTATATCACCATAAGTATATTACTGTCAAGGAAATACGCTAGCAAAAAACCGCACACGAATCGGAATCATCCACCGATCTCCGTCAACCCGCCCTTGGCCGATTTCCGGTGTTCGCTCTATAATCACGCTCACGGTGCCGCTGGTCAGCGTCGTGCCGCGCTTAAATGCCGCCCTGATTAACTCCGCTCTGTCCGCCGCCGTCTTCGGCCCTGCCTGCAAGGGGTACATGAGCGTCACTTGGAAAATCCCCTGTTCACGATAATACCCGTCCCCCATCGTCGGGTTCGCGGGAGTCGCGGGCATGAGATATGCGGCTTGATACGCCGTCCCTGTTACGGGCGTAAAAGGCACATTCTCCCATGCTGTGGATAAGGAGGGCGTCATCCCATTCAGTTTGCTTTCCAGCGCTATTCTTACGGATGCAAGGCTCATTTATTCACCTCCGCCGCTGCTTTCTCTGCAAACTCTGTGAAGCGAACCGCCGTTAGGCCTACCATGCCAAAGGGCGCTTGTGTGCTGTGGCCTTCTTCCAGTGGGATTGCGTAAGGCAGGTTGTTGCCAAAATAATAAACATGACCGGCAGCTTTTGCGGGAATTGCTGCCTCTGCTTTTGCCTTCGTCGCGGCTCCGCTTGGATCAACGCCTTCAACTTCGCCCGTAGGAAGTGATCCGATCCCTAACTGCCAGCAAGCGCGGAAATGTCCGCCGACGTAGCCTTCCGGTTTATTATCCGGGTTTTGCCAAAGGTCAGGATTGCCAACGGGCGACATTTCAACGATGGAGTCAACAACGCGCAAAACTGTTTTCCGCACAGCCTGATCGGAGTTGGAGGCGCATTTGATTGTCCATTTCTTTACGTCTTCAGCAAAACCCATGTTAAAACCTCAAATTGCATTCATAGATGACCGTAATCCCGGCAGGGGCCACGGTTTTTAAAGGTTCGACAAGCGTATAAACCACGCCGCCGATGCTTACCGTGTCACCCAGAACGGGAGCCGTTAAAGCCGCCCCATCCGTCTTGAAAGCCGATAGTAAAAGCTGCTTGTCGCCTGCCTTAATCAGCGTGCCGTCAATTTGTTTCGTTCCATAATCGAATATTGCGCCATAAGCCGTCTGCGTTGATGTACCCTCCCCGGTAAAGCCGCCCGTCGCCGGATTGTAAGTTCCGGCGGTCACTTTCGTGAGTGTCAGGCTTTGGCCTTTGCCCTTTAATAGCTTTTGAGCGGTATTCTGTAAGCGCGTGTAAAAGGTCATG